GTCAACTGGCCCAGGGTCGGGCCGACGACGGCATTCTGAACTCCGGCGGCGACGGCGAACGAGGCAGCGGTCGCGCCGCAGGAGCCGTAATAGGAGGGCATCAGGGCGTAGATCCCGGCTCGCGGCACCTGATAGCCCAGGAGCGGAAGCCATGTCGCCGCGGAGCCGAGACTGAGGCCGCTTCCGAAAGCGTTGTAGGCGGCGCCGCCGATGAATTCCCACTTATAGGCGGTCGTGTTGCCCGCGTTGTAGCGGAGGTGCCAGACGAAGGTGGGGGCGGTGAGCGAGTCGACGAGTACGAACTCCTGCCCGTCGACCGGGCTCGCCGGGAGCGTCGTCCCGTAGCCGAGGAGACGGGTATCGAGCGCGGTTGCGAGCGCCTGAATGTTGGCGGCGCCGGAGGCTACGGGGTCGGTCGGTGCGGGATAGGGGAGGTTGTGGGTGGTGTTAGGCATGGAGGGCGTCCAGGGTGAGCGCGTCGCGCCAGGCGACGGTCTGGTCGATCGTGTTCCATTGGTAGGCGGGGTCGACCGGCACCGCGTTCCAGGGCAGCGTGAGGCCGGAGGAGAGCTGGTCGGAGAGCGCCAAGGTCATCGTCCAGTCCTCGCCGGAGATCTGGTCTGTCCAGCCCTCGAGGATCGGCGTCCAGGGGTCGAACGGCGACGCGGCGGGCATCGATGTCAGATCGACCGGCGTCCCGACCGTCAGGTCGAGGCCGGCGAGCACCGGGGCCTCGAGGATGTTCCAGTGCGCATAGGCGCCGCGGCTCAAAAGCTGATTCGCGCGCGTGGTCGCGTCGGCGGAGCTCGTAAACGAGGTGTCGGTCGTCGTTTTCCGCTCGCCATAGAGCGCCACCGATGCGTCGTCGCGGACGACGACGCTGGCGCCCTGGTCTGCCTGGTAGCGGACGGTGACGACGTTGCCGCGCGGGAGCACCATGTGCCAGGCGGGCGCGTAGGCAACCAGGGCCGGGTCGAGCGCGAACCTCGAGGCGATCGTGCGGGCGCCGACGGCCTGGACGAGGATCTTCCCGTCCGGTTTGTCGGCGACGGCGGCGCCGATCATCGGCGCAAGGAAATTCAGGTAGTCGCCGAGCGTCGTCGTCCCGGCGGTTGCCGGGTCGCGCGCGGCGAGCGGCGGATCGAAGGCCGGGTCGGGGCGGAGATCCAGCAGCGAGGAGAGGCCCGCCTCGGTGAAGATGCGCGTCACCCTGGCCGACCAGGGCTCGACCGGCCAGGCGGCGGCGCCGATCGTGTACAGCGACAGCTGCCCGAGCTTGGAGACGGCGATCATCGTCAGGTCGTCGGTGTCGAGCTCGCCGTCGGTGACCCAGCCGGTGAAGCGCGGCACGGCGGCGGCCGGCGGATCCTGGACGGTGACAGTCAAGGCCGCCCCGACCCGGAAGGCCTGCGCAAACGCCTTGTCGACGTCGAGGATCGTGATCTGGCAGGTGGAGGGGGCGGCGTCGTCGAACACGTCGGAGCGGCCGTGATGGATCGTCAGCTCCGCCTGCACGTCCGTGAGCGCGACCGTCGATCCGGCGAGCGTGATGGTGGACGGCCAAAGGGTCACTTGGCCCGTCCGGTGCGTCGGTCGGAGGCCGAGAGCAGACGCCGGATCGTTCTCGCGGTCCCTTCCGGGTCGACGGCGCCGTAGACGTTGATCGTGACCCCGGACGGGGCCGCCACCCTCGTTGAGCGGCCGGCGACGGCCGGCGCCGCCATCGCCGCCATGTTGACGCCGGGTATGTGCGGGATATGCGGGAAGTGGATGCGGCCGATCCAGCCGAGCAGGTCGCCGACGGCGTCGATCAGGCTGCGGACGGCGCCGATCGCGGATTCGATCGCCGAGACGACGTGGTTGAAGGCGCCGACGATCTGCCAGACGACGTTCTTGATCGTGACGAGCCCGCCCGCGCCGAAACCGGAGATGAGGTTCCAGGCGGCCTGGGCGGCGTTCTTGACCTTGTCAAAGTTCTCGGAGATGACGTAGACGGCGGCGCCGATCGGGCCGAACGCGAACAGGGCGAGCTTCCAGTTGTCCTGGATCCAGTTGAAAGCGGCGATGGCGGCGCCCTTCAAGGCGTCAAAGGCGTTGTTGAGCGCGTTGACGGCGCCCTTGACCGCGTTGAGGGCGCCGTCGACGATGTTCCGGAACGTCTCGGATTTGTTGTAGGCGACGACGAGGGCGGCGCCGAGCGCGGTGATCGCAATCACGACGGCGCCGATCGGGTTGGCGTCCAATGCGGTGTTGAGGAGCCACTGTGCCGCCGTCCAGGCCGCCGTCGCCGCCTTGACCGCCACCTGGATCGCCTCGTAGGCCTTGATCGCCGCGTTCGCGGCCAGGATGCCAGCCGCGAGGGCGGCGACGATACCGACGAGCGCCTTGATCGCCGTGGTGTGCTCCTGCGCGAACTGCGCACCCTTCAACATCAAAGGGAGCAGCGCCTGGATGACGGGGATAAGGCCGGCGCCGATCGCCTCCTGCAGCTCGCCCATCTGCACCTTGAAGGAGCGGTACTGCCCCTCGGCGGTTTTCGCCGCCTGGGTGGCGGCGCCGCCGGTCAGATCGGCGAGGCTGGCCGTGATCTTCGCCATGTCCTTGGAGGAGAGCGCGGCCTGGTCGATCCCCGGCACGAGCCGGGAGAGCGCGGCGGTGTTACCGGCGTACCCCTTCGCCAATGCGGTCGTGACGGTGTCGAGGTCTTTGCCGGTCGCGGCGGAGATGTCGACGGCCAACGCCAAGGCGTCCTGGGCTTTGGTGACGTCGTGGGTGGCGGTCGCGAGCTTGCCGAGCGCTGGGCGGAGGTCGTCGTCGGCGACACCGGTCTGCATCGTCAGCTTCGTGATGTAGTCTTCGGCCGACTTGACCTGGTCGTCGGTCGCTTTCGCGGTGCGTTTCAACTGGCCGGAGAGTTTGTCCTGGGCGGCGGCATCCTCGATCGCTGCCTTGGTCGCGTCGATCGCGGCGAAGCCGAGTGCGCCCAACGCGGCGGCGGCCGGGACCGCGGCCTTCTTGAGGCCGGCGGTCGCTTTCTGACCGCGCGTCATCGTGTCGCCCAGTGCTTTGTCGACGTCGCGGAGGCCGGAGACGGCGTCGGCGACGTGCGCGCCGATCGTGATGATGACGTTGCCGGGGCCCTCGGCCATCAGAGCAGGCGGTAGCGGCGCATGATGTCGGCGACAGCCGTCCGGTAGACACGCATCGCCCCAGAGGCCTTGAACCGTTTCGTGGTCGGGGCGATCCAGTAGCCGGCGCCGTTCGCGTCGACGCCGAAGTGGTTGACGTCGCCGACGGGGCCGTGTTCCGACCCCCAGAGCAGCGCCGCGGCCGGGGCGCCGCGTTTGCCGACCTTGCACGAGCCGCCGATCTGGACGGCCGGCAGCCGGTCGTTGCGGACGCGGACAGAGCGGGCGACGCGGGCCGCGACCGGCACCCCGCAGGATGCGGCGGCCTGGCGGAGCTCCGCGACAAGGATCGACGCGCACTCGCGCGCGGCGGCGCGAAGCTCGCCGTTCGCCTGGCGGCGGAGATCCTGCTCGAGCCCGCGGAACGCCGCCAGGGTCTCTGTCAGCCCGTCAACCTCGACGTCGAACGAGGTTTTAGCCATCGTGTGCCCGTTCGATCACGTCGAGCAGCGTCGCGAGCTCGCGGTGGTCGAGCGCGCGCACCTCTGCCGGCGGGCAGCGCAGCAGGTAGGCGAGCTCGATCACGAGACGGCCGTAGGTTCCACGCTCGTAGGGTTTACCGTCTCCGACTCCAGGGTGAAGTTCGCGACGGTGTGCCGCCACACCTCGAAGCCCTCCTCGACACCGGTAAGGGTGTGCAGGACGACGAGATTCGCGAGAGACTTGGGGGCGGCTTCGAGGTCGGTCGGGTAGCCGTTTCGGTGGGCGTACTCTTCCCAGCCGGCGACGGCGGGGAGGCCTCCGGCGACGAGCTCGCGGCGGCCGTCCTTGTAGAGGATCTCGCCCCGGAATTCCACCATTGGCATGCCGTCACGATCCTGTCGCCGCCGCGGCGGTCTCGAGCGCCGTCGGGTTGACCTTTGTGATCGCGCCGACGACCGGGAAGCTGAAATCGGACGTGATCTGGGTGCCGGCGTCGCCGCCGATCGTCGCCGGCCGGAGCTGCACCGTGCCGGAGTATTTGAGGCCGGTCGCCGCCGTGTACGGGACGAACTCGAACGCCACCTGGGCAAGCGCGTTGTCCATCAGGTAATGCAGGAACGATGGCCCCTGCGCGGTCGTCGCCGTGAAGTCCTGGATCACGGTGCCGGTGAGGTTCCAGGAGACGGTCGCCAACGGCGCCGGAGCCGGCGTCGCCAATGTCGGCGTCCCGTCCTCTTC